GTTTTCTTCTTTGTCGCCATTCATCATCCTTTCTGTTTCTTGTTTGATCCTTTTTATACGCTCTGGATCATTGAGCATTGTTGCATACTTAGCGGCACGATCCTGTTGTCTTTTTGCTTCAACATCGGCTAACTGCTGCCTTCTTTCACCATCTCGGTGCAGCCAATCTATAATCTTTTGGGCTTGTGCAGTTGGTTCTGCTGTGCCTGAAAAATCTCTAAGATAACTTCTGCGTTCTGCGGCTATCTTATGTTTATTTTGTCTAAAAGTCTTTATATCCTTGGCTGTTCTAATGCTCGGGTCAGCCATCATTTCCCAGATAAAGTCTCCGCCCTTCATGTTGCATAACGGGCTGTCATTATAAAAACTAATTCCTTGCTGAATATTTTGGCGAGCCTGTCGCAGTATCCATTCATATTCGCTATCTTCATCGGTGCTGGCAAATAATTGAAGCGGAACCAATTCAAACTCCAGACCCTGCTCACGCAGACTTCTACACCACTGATACTTTTCAGTGTTATATTCAGCGTGTCTAGGGTTTGCAGAGTTTACATTATGTTCAGTGGCTCGGCGTTCTAGATCGTTGGTGTGCCCAACATAAAATATAACGGCGTCATCACCTACCTGAAATTGTAAACCATAAATGTGATGTGTTTCATTCTTCATATACATCTCCTGTCCAATTATTATTAATGCTACACCTGCGACCAGTTAACCTGACCATGTAAGCATATTCTTTTGCTTCATCAAGCGTTGAAAAATTAGCAGTAACTGTGTATGGTTGGTTTTTTCTTTTTGCCTGCCATTCAGCATTGTATCTGTTTTGCACCATGTCCAAAACATCTTCAACAGGCATGTGAATATGCACACGCCATTCATATTGGCAACGCTCTTGAACTCGTTGGTTCAAGGCTTTTAAAATATCACGGGGATTGTAGTCATCTTTCACTATGCTATTCCTTTCCTGTCATCTCACTGACCATGTATTTAGCCTTATAGACCATAAACCAAAACGCCCCTTGCGGGGCGTATGGCGTGAGATTTACAAAAAGGATAACTGTCAGCATTGCACTGACAAAATATTTAGTGCTGAACATCACTAAATGTCTACAAGAGTGACCGCCGACAGCAATCGAGGATACTCAAAATGGCTTTATTGATAGAAATTACTGCCATCAGCGGTCAATAATATTTATCACTAAAGTCTATATAATACTAAAATATACCCCTATACTTTAGTATTAGTCAAAAGAAAACCCCTGCGAACAGGGGTTTAAGAACGGAAAGGATACTAAAATGTCTTTAAACTTTAACTTTAGTAAAAGTATTTAGCGTGCTATTCAACAAATTGTTCCATGTATTTCCATCTAGTGCCAGCAGGTATATCTTTTGCCAAACTTATTACCTGAAACTCTTGATGTATATAAGGTCTTGGTGTTGCTGCCGTAGGATTAATCCAGTGTGCAATCCAAAAATCTTTTACACCGTCAACAGTCTTGCGTGGATTATCGCTTCTACCAAAACTAATCCAGAATCGCTTATCCTGCTGTGGTTGCATGAAATAGACATGCGGTAAATCCAACATCACAGGTTTCTTTGCCAAGATAGCAACATTGATAGTATCTGGTTCTGGATCAGGAATAGTAGCATAGCCGCCCGCAGGACGCTGCCAAGTAATATACTGACTGAGCAATGCACCAGGGTGTAAGCCATAGTCAATTAGAGTTTGACCTGACTTGGTAAGCCAGGTTTCTCGTTTTTTCATTCTGCCCATATTATTTTAAATAAGCAAATAAGCCTGCCACTATAGCAGCCGCTATTGTGCCAATGGTGGCAATTAACTGAATGGTCCTGGCGTTGTTCTGTCGTTCAATGAGCAACTTAATTTCACTGAAACCTGTTTGCATTTCAGCCTTAAGTGTAGACATTTTATCTTCCACTTTAACGAGTTTAGTTTCAACTGCATTGATCTTTTCCTCCAGACTACGATAGCGTAATTCGCAAAGTTGTATATGACCTTTCAGGCTTGTCTCTTTAAAATTGTCCATGTTTCTTTCTCTGTTAGCGTGTTGGACCGCATATTTCCATATGCGGCTGTCCATGTAATTTTCGTCTAGTTCTGCCATTATGCACCTACTGGTGTTAATGTTGTAAACAATGCGGCTGTGCTTGGACCAAATGCTGTGCTTGCATAGAATGGGAATGAAATATGTGTAGCATCATCTGTTGCATAAGCCAATTCAAAGTAATCTGTTGTAGCAGTAGTTACACAAAGATTATTCCAACCAGCAATTGTTGCACCACCTTTTGGCACAGTGATTCTACCCATACTACCAGCCACATCTACACCGTTTTGACGCAACCAAATGTATGCAGTATGTTCAGTGCCGTTATCGCTGTTGGCAACTTGAACACTGAACTGCATGTTGAATTGACCAATTGCACCTGGAATCAATCTACTTGTGCTACCAACGCTGGCAATGTTAGCATAATCAGCGGTGCCTAGTGGGAACACATAAGCGGTATTGCTTGCCGCAGGCGTAATAGTAGCATCATACTGCCATTGTCCATATACACGGTTGTAGTTGATCTTGTTACCAGTAATGTTTGTGCCACTGGTATCCTTAAATGTAAACTGATCGCTGGCGAATTGTGTATTGCTACTGTTACCATCAATTACAGTTACATCAGTTAATGTGCCAGTTTTAATAGCAGTAAAGCGGAAACCACCACCGTTGGCTGTGCTAGTCCAGTTTTCAGTAGCATAACAAGTAATCTGTGCCGCTGGACCTGCTGGAACACCAGGGTTTGTGCTGGTATAGGCATTACCGTTAAACTTATATCCACCGATAACATCGTTTGCCTGTGTTGGTGTATAGTTAATACCATCAGTAGAACGCACATTAATAAAGTTCAACAGCGGTTGTGAATAAGCAGACGCACCATTATTCACCATATTTAAGTTAAGGCTAGCACTATTATCAACACTGGCTGTTCTTGGTGTGTAATTTAAACCTTCTCTGCTGTAACCGTTTGGATCGCTGAAATTGGTTTGACCGTTTGTAAGTATACCAAGATATGATTTACTTGTAACTGAATTGACTGGTGTTAAGTTTAAGTTAAATGCACTTGGTGCACTGGTTGGAGTAAAATCTCCAGCCGCTGTAAATGACATGCCAGCAGTTGAAACTCCAAGACCAGTGTTGGCTACACCGCTACCGTTTTGTCCATTAAAACTAAATGAATATATTATGTCATTGTTCTTTAATGGTGCACGACGACCACTTACAGGACTTTTACGGTTTGCACTTGTAAAGAACAAGTTACTATTACGCAAACCATAGTTATCTGGTGTAGTTACCATGGCAACTGGCGTGCCACTGCTACCAACAGTTTGACCTGCTGTGGCAAATGTTGTGCTGACAGTATAAGTTCCTACACCGCCTGTGCCTGTGCCCAGCGCAGTAATAAATGTAGCAGGCTGAATACCAGTTGCCACAACCAATTGACCCACGCTGATAGTGCCTGAACTTACTGCGGTAACTGTTAAGGTATTACCTGCTGAACCAGCACCGTTGTCAATATAACCTGTAAAACTTGCTGTATCCTGTCCTGTTACACCGATATGTGTTATACTGCCGCCAGTAAGACTAAACTGTGTTTGACCTCTACCTTTGTAAACAATGTTACTGGTGCTACCCAACATAGTAATGTCACCACTATCGTTATTACCTAAAATAATTTGATGACCTGGTGCTACTGGAACGCTTACGGTATTAACGGTAGAAGTTGATGGTGCTGTATTAACAAGACCAAAAGTAGTGTTACGGCTTTGACCACTTAATTTAACACCTGTAGGTTGTTGGATAGTTAAGAATCGTGATCCGCTAGCAGTTGTGCCAACACCAGTAATAGTTGTTGATGCTACTGTTTGACTAAAACTTACTGTATAAGTTCCTGTGCCACCGTTAGTATTGTTACCAAAACCCGTGATTGTTGTGCCAGCAGTAATACCAGTGCCAGTAATTACTTGACCAAGCCAAATTGAGCCACTAGCCACTGCCGTAACTGTTAATGTTGTTCCACTGATACTACCAGTAAAACTACTGGTTTCATTGCCCCATGCTTCAGTGGCTTGAACTACTGAGGCTAATGGTAAGCCTACAGCGTTTTCACTGCTCCAGCGACTGCCATCATAACCGCCAAATGCCATAGTAGCAACACTAGTGTTGGCTGTGTTAGGTGCTAAAGGACTAGCCGCTGTTCCACGACTACCTTCAAGTTGTATGTTTGCATTACCCTGCGTAGAACTTGTGCCACCAGGTGTATTTTGTCCGTATTCACGCATTAAAACACGACCACTTCTGTTTGTGGTTGTATTATCAAAAAAGGCGGCATATGGACTTACAGTATTTGCTGATGAAATAGGTAAAATTAAAACATCACCATTACTGTCAACAGCTTTACCACCACCTGTAATTGTTCTAGTAGTAGTTTGACCTTTACCTGCTGTAATGTTGTTGGTTGCACTAATAACACCAGTGCCGTTTGGAGTTAAAACAATATTACCGTTAGTGTCTGTGCTACTAATTGTATTGTTACTAATATTAATGTTATCTACATTCAATTGACTACTAACAGTAATAATGCCTGTGCCGTTAGCAATAGTAGCAGCCGCTGTGCCATCTTTTGCTTGTATGTTAGTAACTTTCAAAGTAGTTGTATCAACAGTAGCAATGCTAATATCATCAGCAACAAGACTGTTGTTAACGGTTGTTGTGCCTGTGTTGGCACCAATGCTAACAGTAGTAGCGGCTCCTGCAAAGTTTACAGTTGTAGCAGTTGTGTTTGCAATGTTGGCTGTTGCAGTAGGAACATTAATATCCCCACCTAAAACACTTAGGTCCCCTGCTACACTAACATCGGCACCTGTTAAATCTAGTGCTAGATTTGTTGAACTATAAATGTAACCATTACCATTAATAGTTAAATCACCAGCAGTTTGTGTATTACCACTTGAATCCATTAATGTAAATTGTTTAGCGATACTACCGCCACTGTATTGACGAACATAGATAGGCTCAGTGCCATCATCACCTGTAGCAATTTCAGCATAGCCAGCATTTGATCCAGTTGCACCACCACCATACTTCCAATAGTCGTTGGTTCCTACTGTGCCCGTAACACCACGACTTGTTGTAGTGCTATTATCACTGAATGTAATGTTGCCGCTTACTTGACTGTTTACAGTTACAGTATCACCACTGCCACTACCAATAGTAAGTGCATTGTTAATTAGCGTATCACCATTAATGCTTACAGTATCAGCAGGAGTATTACCTAATGTAGTTGCTCCGTTAACTTGTAAGTTTTGATTAATGATAGCACTACCACTGGTATAGATATCACCAGTAGTTCCATCCACTGTTGCGGCTGTATCGCCAACCGCCAAGCCAAACTTGACTTTGAATTTTTCGTTACTCATAGTTCACACAATCCCTATTTTAAGATATAGCAGTTCTAACTGCGTTAAATGTTGTGCTGTTAGCACTTGCTGGAGTCACTAACAATCTCATGTCACTGCCGCTGATATCAACTGTAAATGTTGCCAATGCAGCCGCAGTATATAATTCGCCATATGTGGTTAACATGGCAGTTGCACCATTTCTAAGTGCAGTAAAGTTAACAGTATGCAACGCATTGGTTACATTGTCTTTAACGGTTACACTACCGTTCATACTGCTTCTTGTAGTAGATACAACTACTGATGTAGCAGTTGATGTAGTATTTAATTGAGTTGTTACCAGAGTTGAAATAGAACCAATTACAGTTAGTGTAGATGTAGAAGTTGGACGAATACTCAAATCATTGTTGATTATAGTTCCGCCAGTTGTTGCACCAATGTTAACAGTAGTTGCCGCACCGCCTACATTCAATGTAGTAGCAGTTGTATTGAATACACTAGCAGTTGTTTGAGTAGTTGTAATATCTCCACCATTAACTGCCAAGTCACCTACTACAGTTGCATTTGCACCGCTAACACTAACGGCAACAGTTCCACCACTACTGCGAATATCACCACCATTTAAGGTAATGTCGCCTGTGGCGATGTCAGCACCGTTTAAAGTAATAGCAGTTGTGCCACCAAGACTCTTAATATCTTGTCCATTAACTGTAATATCACCCGCAACAACTATGCTGTTGTTGTCTAGTGTAATTGCAGTTAAACCAGTGCTAGATTTAATGTCATTACCAGTAACAGTAATATCACCCGCAACAACTATGTTGTTGTTGTCTAGTGTAATTGCAGTTAAGCCAGTGCTAGATTTAATGTCATTACCAGTAACAGTTAAATCATTGCCAACAGTAACATCGCCATTTGCGGCTAATGTTGTTGGAGCCGCACCACCATAACCTGCTGTGATATAACCAGTTGCACGAATGTTTGTAGTATCAAAATTGTCAGCAACCAAATCATTGTTGATAGTTGTTGTGCCAGTATTAGCACCGATGCTGACTGTAGTTGCCGCACCAAACGCATTAACAGTAGTTGCTACGGTGTTGAATACTGCTTGTGTAGTATTAGCACCTACAATAGTAGGCGATTTGATTTGAACTCTGCTGCCGCTGGTATTACCAATATTAACTTCAGTGACTACGCTAGCACCAATGTTGATAGTGCCAATTGCATTGCTGTTATATAAATTAGCAATACCACCTGCACCTACATTGGTAGTAATGTCTCCACCATTAACTGCTAAATCACCATTAACAGTTACTATGCCGCCACTGTTACCTAAATTAACTGCTGTTGCCGCACCAAATGCATTTACAGTTGTTGCTGTAGTATTGAATAATGTGGCAGTAGTGTTAGTTGTATTAACAATACCACTATTAACTGTCAAACTACCATTCACTGTTAAATTAGTTGTGATACGACCATCGCCTGTAACATCTAATGTATAAGCAGGAGTGTCATTATTAATACCAACTTTAGTAGAACCTAGTGTGCTGTAATCTACATACAAACTGTTATTGAAAAACTCGGCATTATTGCTGCCAAGACGCAACAATGTATAACTGCCAGGAAATACGCCTGGACTAGTTTCAGTAAAGTTATCATTACTCCATGCAAAGTTTAAATCTGCTGTTGTAGTTGTGCCATGCCAAATACCTGCGATACTACCAAATAAACGCTCAGTGCCACCACTGGCACCATATGTTCGTCCAAACAACATTGCTGGACCACCGATATCATTGTTGTTATTGGCAACATCCGTTACACGCTCAAAAATACGCAGGGCACTCTTACCTTCATTTGCGCTTACATCACTGCTCACTACTCTGCGTTCAAATAGTGCAGGAGGAATAGCATCTGTAGAAATATAAAGTTTGTCACTTAATTGGAATCGTTGGTTAGCATTGTCCCATTTCAAATACTGTGTAAAGCCCTTGAAGTTCAAATAACTGTCAGTGGCTGTGTTGTCAGCATTCATGCTGATGCTTTCAGCATCTGTAGAAATTATACCCTGTGCCCAGAATGGTTGATTAACTTCAAAACGCTGATCTGTTTCGCTCCATTTAAATGTTGCATCTGCGCCACTAGTGCCACGCTCAAATGCAATAGTTGAATCAACACCAGCAACACCTGTGCCCAAACTGTTAAGAGTTAAAGTTTTACCTGCAACATTAAAGATATCTTGATCCGCTGTGATAATTCGTTCACTGTCTTGGAATACAAGATTTAAGCCTGTGCCGTTGGTTAAAGCTACAGGACTGCCACCTAGTGTTAAACTAACTTGTGCTTGAGTTGCGGTCAAACCACTGGCTAAAACATAATATGTTGTGCCAGTAGTTAAACCGTTTGCTGATACACTTACAAAAGTGTAATTTTGTCCAGCACTCCAGCCGTGTGGCGCACTGAATACTAATGTGTTACCGCCTGTAATGCTGGTTGCGATATCTGTGGAAAAACTACTTTTACTTGTGCTAAAACGGAACTGATGGTTATTAGTGCTGTTATAAGCCCCTGTTAATGCCGCATATGCACTAACCGCTTGACTGTCACTGTCAAGAGATATTAAAATACCAGTGCCATCATTTGTGGTATATGGTGTTGCACCTGTGTCATTAACCAATCGCAATGCGCTGTTTACTCTACCATTGATACCTGCTTTACCCGTAATTGCTGTTCTTTGTGTAGTATCGGTCCAAACTACATCATTAGTTGCAGTCCATGCTGAGTTTTCCCAGACAAGCATTTGACCATTGGCTGTGCCGCTGGGAATATCATCAGCAGTTGTAGAAATAGTAATTGTATTAGCGTCTGTTCTGCTAACAGTAATATTTGTGCCACCTGCAAACTTAACTGAATCTGTATCACCAGCAGTATTGGCTAATGTTAAATTAGCACCGCCAGTGGCTGTAGTTGCACTGATATTATATTCAGCACCTGGAAGTGTTTGAACATTTCGCCATATTAAGTTACCACTACCGTCAGTGGTTAAAACCTGATCCGTTCCACCATCACCTGATGGGAATGTATAGTTAGGCAAACTTAGGGTGCTGCCTAGTGTAACAGCACCTTGTAATAAACTTGTTCCTTGAACTGTTAGATTACCAGCAACATTAAGGTTACCACCAACAGCCCCACCACCTGTATTTGGTGCACTTAATCCACTGCTGTTGTAAAGTGTTGTAAAGTTACTAGAACTTACATCACCTACTGCGGCGGTTGTTTCGTATAAACTTGGCATGTGTTAATCCTTATTTGATGTTATATTGGCGATATTGTCTAGGTTGCCAAACGCTGGTCAATCGTGTGTGACCTCCACTCCATTTTGCCAGGTTATTCTGGTCACTGACAGTTGCTACAGCCTGTTGGAATTTTCCTTCGTAGGTTGCGGCATCTGCCTCGTTGTGTCGCTTAAGGTAGTATTCACGAAGTGTAGCGTAAACATAACCTTCAGGGAATGTTTGTAAAACTGGATTTGTCTGTGTATCCAAGTTTGTTAGGTAAATGTCAGTAATGGTTCCAGCAGTAGGTATAGTTCCACCAGTTTTAGTAATGGTAATTTGTGTGGCGCTATCTACACTTAATACTTCAACTGTGCCACCTGTGCCCAAACTACCAGTGCCTGCTGTGGCAATAATCTGATTGCCAACTTCAATACCATCAGTTGTTGTCATACCAGTAATAGTAGCAGTCCATGGTCCAGTGCCAGTAATACTACCAACTGTGCCTGTAGCACTGATAAAAATGTCATCAACAGGTGCGAATAACAATGCCCATGCTTTGTAGTAATACATGTTGATTAGGTCGCCTTCGGCTGTGTAAGGCAAGAACTTGTATTTTTGTCCAACTTCACTGAATTTACCACGAATAACTGCGGGCACATTCACTGGTTGTAAGTATAATTGAGCAATCATACTTTGTGTGATAATATCACGATCACCAATACGATCATAAACAATCCATGGACCTGTTTGACTTTGTTGAGTTGCAGGCGCAGGAGTCTGGAAAACTACTGTGCCACTGACTGTGCCAGTATTTGCAAGACTTAGTGTAATAGTGTTACCGTTGACCTGAGTAATCGTAGCACCTACGGCAATACCCGTGCCAGTTACAGTCATACCCTGAGTTAGTGGACGATTAGGTGTAGATGTTATGGTAATTGTATTAGCACCGCTTGTTCCTGTAGCAGTTGCACTAGTAATATATTGTTGACCTTGTTTAAAAAACAAAATAGGCTTGTTCATGTCACCAGGGATAGGCACGCTGCCTTGACTATCAACCACGCCAATATAAAGCGGATCATAAGGGTCACTACGCAGGGCAGGGATTTCCAAGTTACGCATTGATAACTCGCCCAAAAAGATACATTGTTTGATTTCTGCTGTTGCTGCCGCACTTGTGCCACTACCAGTAAAGTCCCTGATATAATCAACTAAGGCATTAGCGTTGGGTATTGTAAACATTTATTATCGTCCTTGAAAGAAGCGTTTTTCCCCACGCTTTGTAGGGTATGGCACATCTACTGGAATAGGTAATTTGCCACCTGGATAGCAAACATACTGATTGTATTCTCGTTCTACAACCTTGTAAAACTGTGCTTTGAGTGTTCTGTCGTGCTTAATAGCACTCCATGGCATTCCGCCAAAATATTCGTCACTGATTCTTATACTTACCACATTTGGTAATTCCATCCATTTGTGTTGAAGTTTTCCATCTTCACCAATTGGTGCCATGGGATCAGGATAACCTTGTTCTGCGGCTTTTCTGTATGCTTGGCATCTTTGTGCTATAAATTCAGCATTCTTTTGCTCACGCTTGATATAAAACTTACCATCTTCTCTACCAGTTGTTACCACAATATTACCACTGGCATTGGTGCTGGTTCTTGACCAATCACCTTTCATGCTACGATAAAGGTCATCATTTTTCAATAACTTATCCGCAACACCATTATGGTTAGTAATCATACCACCGTGGTCTTGCCTGTAATAATTCCAGTTCTTTTCTGGATCACTGTCATCTAGGTATTCAGGTTTATTAATATCGTTCATAGTCTAGTATTTATGCTCATTGACACCAACAAAAAAGGCTGCCGAAGCAGCCTTTTGTTCACAAAATAATTCCTTTTGGGAATTAAGGTGTAACATCGCCAGCACCAGCGTTGACACGCTGAACCATAGCACTCGCACGAGCACCAGGTAGTGTTGGGTTAGTTGTATCGTTAGCCTTGATGTTGCCTAAAACGCCAACACCAGCAGGGTTACGAACGATCAATGTGCCTTCCATGATGAACTGGTCTAGAGAAGCGTCAGCATTGCTGAATACTTCGTTGTTAGGACCAAGATCACGCAAGGAACCCCACTGAACTACATCTTCGTTCAAGAAGAAGATGCTGTTAGGGTTAGTTTGATCCATAATCCATGAATCAAAGATTTCATAAGTGTAGTTGAAATCACCTTCGTAAGTCTGGATTGTGTCACCACGCTCACTGTTTACACGGTTGATACTACGGCTTTGAGGAATGTTATCGCTGATACTTGTGCGTAGACTTGTAGGAGCAACAACTGTGCGAATCTTCGCATTGTAACGCTGTTCAGCAACAGTTACCAACTGCTTGTATAACGCTGGGCTGAAGTATTGGTTTGTGAATGTTCCAGAATAGAAACTAGAACCGTTACCATATACATTCAATGCACCTGCTGTAGCAGTTGCTGTGTCTGTGCTTTCGTTGTTGACATTAGATGTAATGTCGCTAACACCAGCACTACCGTTAAAACTCAATGTGCCTGCGAAAGCAGTCAAAGAACCCATACGGCGACCAGTTTGACCGCTTGGTAGACCAGTAGCGGAACCACTTTGACCAGCATACTTTGTGCCGATCTGGTCGTTACGAACTAATTGTAGTTCAACATCGAACATCAATTCGATCAATTGCTTAACTTCTTGGTAAGCCTGTGGATCACCACCACTTTGCATAACCGCACGAGCAGTTCCAGAACTAGCGATTGTAGTGCTGAAAATCTGTGTGTAGTTACCTAAGTTGTAACGGCTGTTGCTTTCTGCGTTGCTTGTAGAAACGGCTGCGCCTTCAACTTGGGCTTGAACAGCAGGAGTGCGGTAAATGTCATCAGTCCACAATGGTAGTGTGCTGTTAACTTTACGCTTCTTGCTCATAGCCATGTTTAGGACAGGTGTATCGTCCTTAACACGGTTGGACACATCTAGGTCCAAATCCTTGACAACGATGTCACTACCGTATGCGGTTGTGCCGTTACCAATTTGACTGGTTGTAATTTCTGCCATTTTAAATTCTCCTTATAAATGGGCTATTATCTTGAACCTCTGCTACCACGAATACTCTGTAGTCGTGCTACTAGCAGATTGTCGGCGGCTTTTTTGTCGCCTTTATTGGCTTGTTCACGAAGTTTGCCGATTTCATCATTTTGAGACTTTTGGCTAGTAGAACTGCCTTTACGCTGAGTTAATGTAGCGATACTGGCTCCTGCTGATTTTGCATTAGGACGGTCACGATATCTTAACCCATCTCTAACCAAACTCATAAGAGTTTCGTCACTACTGACTAAATCAATGTTGTCCACACCTGGAACCATTTGACTCTTAGCGTCTTTCCAAACTTTTCCTAGTTTGTCTCGCAATTCGTTATAGACATATTCGTTTTTCAACTCTTTGTCTGTAAAACTTTTACGAGCATTCTCTAGTGCAGCCGTAACCTGTTGGCTACGAATTGCTTGGAATTGGTCTACCGCTGGCTTCAACTGACCAATTACGGCTTGTTGTTGCCTGATATACTGCTCATTTTGTTGCATACTGGCTTGTATGCGAGCAATCTGTGCAGGATCATTTGTTCTTGCCAATTGTTGTTGGAAAGTTGTTTGATAACCTTGTGTTTTCACAATTTCATCATACGCCTGACGCAACTTAGGCTGAACGGTAAATTCCATTGCTAAAGTCAAACCCTCCTGTTTGGCACGCATCTCATTGATATATTCATCAAACTCGGCACGCTCAATCTTGAGTTGTCTTGCTTCTTCGTGTATTGCTGATCCTTGACCTAATATTGCGGCGGCTTTCTTAGCATCAATTACGACTTCTTTGCCATTCTTCATAAACTTGAATTTGGCATTTGGATTGTCATTAGCAAACTCCAAAAAGTCAATTAATTCATCTGCTGTAGAATCAGTCTGGTCATCGCTTACAGACTCATCAGTCTGGGCTTCTACCTCTTGATTGCTTTCGTCAACAAAAGTATCATTGGCATCATCAATTTCGGCACCAGTTTCACTGGGAGCCACAGGAGCAGATTCTGCTGCCGCATCATCTTCGCCTGTCGCAGTCTGGTCTGGTTGCTGTCTAAGTTGATTACGCTGTGTTTGCTCTCGCATAGCGGTCATCTTGGCTGCAATTGAATCCATACTTGGAACTGCACTTTGGTCATTGCCCGTGCTCACTGGAGCATTAGGGGTGATCGTTGTTTCCATTTAATTTTCCTTATTCGTCTTTGGGCACTTCGTTAGTGTTACCTAGACGATTCTTATAATAAACAGCCCTTTTAAGACTGTTCACAAAATTGTCAATACCCGTAAGTTCGTTACTTAACGCTACTCTACGAGCATTGTCATCTGACTGGTGACCTCTAATATTACCAAGGTCATCAGCCACACTGAATTTGAAATGGTGCACAAACATGGCAAAGTCTTTGTTTTTTAACAATGCTTCTGCTTGGCTACCATAATGCCTGACTCTATCTTGTTGTGCAGTAGTTAACTTACTAATCTGCGACAAGTCATAAGTCAGGCGTGTATTAAAAAATTCTATGCTATCTTCGTTAATCATATACTATTATTTAGTATCAAGAATAGACCTTTGGCTTACCTTGCAACAGAGCAGCCATATCAAGTTTAGTTTCAGCATCTGTTCCCTGCATTTCTGCAATGATTTGTTGAACTTTAGCCTGACTTAGCGCAGCCTGTGCTATGTCCTTTTGATCTTCTGGACTTGGTTGCTTACCTTCTTGTGCTTTCTTGGCACTTTCAATCATGGCAACAACTTCATCATCACTAGGCAAGTAAACATTACAATCCTTGACACCTAAAACATACAGAGTGTCCTCAAAAGGCTTCTTGACCTTTTTATACACTTCAGGAGTTAACGAGCCAGCACCTGCCATTTGTGTAACAGTTGCATACAAGTCTTGCTGACACTTCTGGATAATCTGTAATCTACCAAGTGCGTTTTCATCACTCATCATACCAATAGCAAGTTCTAGGTGAATTTGTTTACGGTCACAGAAGTTCATGTCATCCCAAGCCTTGAAGTCTAGGAATTCTGCTTGACGATCTGGGTGATATTCTTGTGCTAATTTCTTAACGCCATAGTCATCACCATACTGGATTAGTGTTCGCCATACTAGCCATAATGCTTCTTTTAAGCCTTCTGCGGCATTGCGAATTGTGTTGTCCTGAATGATCTGGTTAGGAGTTAAGGCAAGTTGTAGTTTAATACCACTATTACCAGCAGCCATGACTTCTGGATTGAATACATCCTGCGGTGTAGTCATACCAATCATGCTCATAGTATCTTGCTGAATACGGTTCATGGCAACTTCCAAGAACTGTAGATTACCAGCAGGAGCAGGCATTGGATACACATCTTTGCTTGGGTCAAACTTGCTGTCAAGAATGAAAATTGCAGCCTCACCGTCTTGCATCATTTCAAAGTCAACACGATCTGGCTTAACACCAATACGAGGTGTGGCAGTTAACAATCCTAACTGAATTTCAGCACGAGCAGCCGCTGTGTTATATTCTTGCATTGGGATAACACTTTCTGCGATGCTCATTCCGTAGAAATTACCAGGTAGAGGCTTTGGGCACATGTTGGCAACAGGAATGAACTCAACTTCCCTTGCACTGATGATGTAACTGCCACTATAAATTAACTCAACTAATTCTAATTCGCCATCTCCGTCAATATCATACTTGTTCCAAACAGTAACGATTGAAACTTGTCTGCTATCTGGGTCAGCACTTGCGGCTGAACTAACAGGGATACCCATAACAGGCACACTATCTCTGGCGTGAATAGCCAAGTTGTTTAATACTGAACCTGCTTGATAAGCACCGTTCATGTTGTATTCTGCGTGTTCACGGAATGCTTCTAGGTTATCAGCAATGCCAGGATATAACTCTACTGCTTCTTGAATAGTCATTGGGTCGTAATACCCGCAGAATGGCTGGTCTTTCATCTCAGGCACAGTTGGATCACAAATCCAGTAGTGTTGTGCAATAGGATGGAATTTAATGTTAATCATATAGCCAGTTAGTTTATACTTGGCTTTGTAGATTGTGTTGCGTTTAATGGCTTCATCAAGGATTTCTTGCTGACTGCCAATGTAATCTGCCATTAGTGTAGTTTGATCTGCACCTAATGGGTTTTCTTGATCTTCTGGTAGTTCTTTAAAACTATCCATGGTCTTTGTCAACATTTCTTCGGCAAAGCCCATTTGATTTTCACCTAGAACTGTTTTAACTTCTTCTAGGACTTTTTCCATATCAACAGTAGAGCGTCTACGGCTTTGGCGTAGGGCAGTTAATCCGCTTTCAGCAGCCTGTAATTCAAATGCTTTTAACTGAGCACTTGTGCCTTCTGTTTCAATATAACGAGTAATCTGTTCACGCACTGGCTTAATCATCATCATGCCGTTTTTGTGCATTGCGGCATCCATAATCCAACGCTCTAGGATAAAGTGCGGGTCATTCATATTGTTGACCACTTTATTGACCATTGAACTTGCTTGGCGTGCGGCTACTTCATCTTCTTCTGTATCAGCAACGAATTCAAAGTTAATTTCGCCATTGGGCATTAAGCCCTTGGCAATAACTGCGGTTGCGTAGTCTACACAAGGTTTTACACTAGGGTGAATGTAATCAATACCATTAACAGGAGCAGTTGAGTCAGTAACTGCTAGACACAAATAGTGATAATCGCTGGCACGGTTTACAGCATTCTTTGTTCCTAGGTAACGAAGATAGGATGCCATTTTGACATCCATTTGGTTTTTCATCCTGACAAAACGGGCATTAGTCTTTGTGTTTTGATTAATGTCGCTAACAGGAATTTGTTTAATATCTAGCATATGTATTATTGCCCTTTTAATCTATTATTTAGCCTGTTTATCTTGGGGCTTTTGCTCATCTTGCGGCTTGTTTTTCTTGCCAAAGATGGCATCCCAATTATCCCTGAATTGGTCCTTGGGAATTTCAAATGGTCTAGGGGTGCTGCCTTTGCCCATGATTTCTCCTTAGTGCATTAATATAATTTGTGGACGAGTTAGTTCATCCTGCATGTCACATGCCATGCATTTGTGTTCTTCTGCATCTTCCGCTGCCATTTCAACTATGGTAAAATCTTTGTCCATACTTGCCATAATTTCAGCATATGCTTTAGCATGTGGCTCACATAATATGGTTGCGGCATCTTCCACAACTACTACAAATAATGCTTGTTTGTCTGTCATTTTAAAATCCATTTTTTAGCCAAGTCTGTTCCGCTGACGATACCAGCATAAACCAATAATAATGTCCAGTCTAGGGTATCAACTTTGTGGATGATAACCCAGGTGCAGGTAGCATAACACACCGCTGTCCAGAAGCGTGTCATGCTGAAATTACCTTTTAGATCAGTAAAGAAAGTTTTAAACATTATTGTGCAGGATTGTATGCCTGCTTCCAAGCAGGTTTATTGCTATCATCTCGGCGAATATATCTATCTCGTTGAGCCATCATTCGTTGCTGTGGAGTTCTGTTGTCCCAAGGCTCTGCGATGCCCTGTAAGCAAGCGAGTATACCATAGCGACAACTATCAATGCAGTCATCAGGGTCACTAAATCTTCCTTTTTCATCTACGAAATAGTTTTGTGCTTCACTTAAGAATTGAGTGCAGTTTTCGTTTATCATTAAACTACCAACTTCCATCATTTGTCGCATCTGGTTAATGCCGTATGCTTTATGGTTGGTTTGTCTGCCCTGTGGATCAGGTGGATTCATAATCGCCTTGTCATATACATTTAGTTCGTAACTTTCAAATAATTCCCTGATACTTGCACTACTCATGGTGTATCTGCCAGCAGTATTTGCGTCAGCAGGTAGCACAATAGGAGTGCCAAACACTTCAGGACGAAGTAAATGGTTGATATACTGAGTAGGAACAGCCTCGTCAGTGCCTTGCACCACAATCTGTTTATGTAACCAAGCAGTCTTTTCAAACGGTTCCCAATAAATTAAACTAATAACAGTCTTGTCATTAACCAAGCCCAAGTCCAGACTAATTACTCTGTGGAGATTTTTCATCTCACTAAACTTGTAATCACCTGTTTTATAAGTTGGGAAACTATTTAACTGGAAAACTGCGCCCTTGCCCATAACAGGCTTACCAGCAATACGAGCCTCACGCTCATGCGGTAAGTAGTCTTTTTCCAACTGGCGTCTAGTGCTCATTAACAAGAATGGCTGACCCCATGGATCGTATTCTGGCACATCATCCCAACTTACACGAATATACTCATAACCTTCTTCACGATTCCAGAATTTGCTGACCAATCCGTTTAAACCCTTTAGGGGCGTGAAAGAACACAAGACTTTACCTTGTGTGGTAGCAGTTCTGGTTACAATTTCACTGAAGAAGTCATCTGGTGGCTGCTCGTCAAATACTGCTAGGTTCAATTTAAAACCCTGCAACTGACGAACTTCCTGTGTGTAGTTGGCAAACAACAGATAACTCTTGCCACCTGATTTGTGTTTAATTTCAACACCAATACAGTTAGCACCATCGTTACGCATGGTATCAACAATGATGCAATCTTTGGGAATAGCACCTGTGCCAATATTTTCGGTAATTTTAATATCTTGTGTGCCTAGTAATTCTTGTTGCAAAACCAAGGCTACCTGGCTCCATCCTTCGCCTGCAACCATGCAGGTAATAGGTTTGTCAAACTTGTAGCCATTCCACCATTCTGGATATAAGCCAGTTAAGTGCATGGCTGTTTCATAACAGGTAGAAACTGTTTTACCAATACGGTTTGCGGCTAGAATACCACGGCGTTCACTGTTGCCTGTAGCAAAGAACTTTAATTGATGCTCAAATGGACGAAAATATCGCAACTGGTTATATCGCATGTCATCTGCGATAGTTACAGTTAAATCCTGTAGTTGTGCCTTTAACGGTCCTGGTATTGTGTTTAATGCATCAACCGTTAAATTATTAGTTTCTACAGCATAACGCAAGGCACGAGCCATCAATGTTTCTGTGCCAAGCATATTACTCTCCTGCGGGATATCGTTGGTTTATATCACTCAACAAATGTAAGGCTGTTGCCATATCTCGCAATTCTTGGGCAGTAGCGCACCAAGTAGCAGGATCGCTTTGATCGCTGGGAGTATTGGTCAACATCTTATGCAAGCGTTCAGCAGTTAGTCGCATACAATGTTCTATCTGCCCAGGAAAGCGGGTTTTAAACGCTTCCCTGTGTGCATGATTAACCTTTTGCATGATTACAGTATCCCTAGCAATGCGTTGTTGCTGTGCTTGGTCTATAATTGCTTCTCTGGTTGTCATTTGTCCACATCCCATGGGTTATGAATTACGCTTTCGTTTAGACTGATAAACTCACGATCAACGAATACATCCCAGAAGTTACCATTGTTAACTCGCTTGCCCTGCATCATGGCTCGTAATTTTTTACCTTGTGGTGTCATTGTGCCATCTTCACGCTGAACAATTTGCTCACCTGTGCGTGGGTCAAGCCATTTCATAATTTCTGGACGCACTCTGCCAAACTTGTCAATCTTTTCGCCATGAGGTATTAGTTCAAGCGGTCCTTCAATTTCGTAACTAATTACGCCATTGTTATATTTGCGGAATGTTAAATGACACTTTTTATCTTGTGATCTAGCATCATGGTCTGGATGTGGCGCATTACCGACCCAGAAACTATTTTGAACATGCTTGCGATCTGGTAAATTCTTATCACGCTCTGGTCGTGCTCGTAGGGGTTCTTCTGGCACCATATCGTTCTTATCAACATATGGATTTTCATTGCCAATGAATTTTTCTTCAACTTCAACACCATTAAGCACATCCATGGCTACTTGATATTTGAGTTTGTTGGCTCTGCCCTTTAGGTTAAGAACAATACCTGTTTCGTCAAATACAAAACGCTCTAGTTCTTTGGCTGTAGGAAAGTCAGTCATTAGACCTTCAAGGTCATACTCTGCATTACTAATGCTTTGTGGTTTTTGTGGGGTTTTAATTGGTTCTGCTGTTGCAGTTTCTTCTGCAAAGTCTTGTGTGGGTGCTTCGTCCCAGATACTTTCTTCCTGTTTGGAAGTAGTTGCATTCTTTTTCATACGATACCTTTCTATACTATAAAATGCTAATGGACAACATAGTGTCGTCCATTTTATTTAGCGACCAATAAATGATCTTAAGTTACCGCCACGCTGAGGTGGACGATAATTTCGTGGTGCTGGTTTTAATCCACCACGGAACGGTTGTGGCTGATTAGTAATTGGCTTACCTACTGGACCACCTGCGATTTGTCCAATATTTCTTGCACCTGATATTGGTGGAATTGGCTCATCACCAATTGTATATGGAATGTTTGATCCAGGAAGTTTTCCTTGTAAGGGTCTGCCTACAGGCATTTGTTGCTGACCTACGGAACCGCCAGGTGGCATCATGGGTAGAGGCATTTGTTGCTGACCTACGGAACCGCCAGGTGGCATCATGGGTAGAGGCATTTGTTGACCTGGACCTAGGATTGGCTTACCTGCTGGACCACCTATTAGTTGACCGCCTGCACCTATATTTGGCATACCAGCGATAGGATTAGGTAATCCACCACCACCGATATCTGCTATTGGACTACCCTCTAATGGATTAGGTTGGTAAGGTTCCATTGGCAAGCCTATACCAAAATTAGGTGGAAGCATTCCACCGCCAAAACTCTTGCCACCGCCCATACCACTGTCAATTGGTGCTGGACCAAAACCTATACCAACATTGCGATTTTGTTGTGGTTGAAATGGGCTTTGTTGACCATAGATAGGATTGTTAGCCATTTGTTGAGTTTGGTCAGCAACTGGATTTTGTCCAGGCTCCATGGGCAAGCCCAAGCCAAAACCTCCACCTAAACTACCGCCTATGGATTGACCGATATCGCCCATGATGGGCATTGCTGACATGCTCATAATTATTTCCTACCTGCGTTGCCTTTTGTTGGACCTCTGCCTACATTGGTATTGCTGTGCATACCTTCAAGTGCAGGATTAGTCTTGCCACCTTGACCACGACCACGCATTTCTAGTGCGTCTGTGACTACTTTAGCAAGTGCGGCACGCTGACTGCTAGTTTTGCTTTTTTCAGCCATAAATGAGTCACGCTTTTCAGCATTACCCATGTTACCAGTGGTAGGACCACGCTTTTGGTTGATTGATTTAGTTGCCATTATATTCTCCGATTAGCAACCGCAGTTGCCTTTAGTTGGTCCACGACCAGCATTGATCTTGGCTTCTGCTCCAGGCTTTTTAACCTGTGTGCCACCTTGACCACGATATTGTGCTGTGCCTGTAAACATGTCTTTACCTTTTGGAATTGCTGGTAATGCACGAGTTACTGGCTCTTTGTGTGCGCCCTGCATAGCATCATAGTCTTGGTTGCCCTTAGTAGGACCACGACCTTTGTTTACTAAGCGACCATCATTACTGTGACCACTCCATTGATTATGTGCTAAACGATTGGCTTTACGATTAACTCCAGTGCCAGCCATTCCATCAAAATCTAAATTACTCATTTGGTTTTTCCTTTTTTAGCAGTTTTTGCTGCCTGTTTAAATGCCTTGGCGGTAGGAGCACCTTTAGTGCCAGGCTTACGCATACGCTCTCCAGAGCCTGCTTTAATTCTTTCCTGCTTGGCATGTATATTCGCATATAGTCCAGGCTTTGCCATTATTTTTTCCCCTTGGTCTTTTTTGCGGCTTCACGCTTAGTTGAATACGCTATAGCCACAGCCTGTTTTGGAGGCTTGCCTGCGGCGATTTCCTTTTTAACATTCTTCTGGAATGCTTTTTTACTAGTGGATTTAATTAACGGCATAGTATTATTTATTCTTTCGCAATGGCTGTGAGTTTTGCTAATGCTTCTGCAAATGCAGCCTGTTTTGCTTGAACAGCATCAGTGCTTTCGGCAATCTCAATCTTGCTGACATTGACCAAGACTTTTTGTAGGATAAGTTGGTGATACTTCATCATCAACTGTGTATCTTTTCTTGCTCTGGCATCAAGAAAGTCCTGCACTAAAATGTCTGTGTAACTTTCTCCGCCACTTTTTGCTTCAACGGCTTCCATCAAGCCCTTGACTGTAATCATGTTCTTAGTGCCATCTTTGCGACCTGCTCCCTCACGCTTGCCACCGTGATTAGCACTTTTCTGTCTGCCCTTTAATGGGGCTTTTGGTTTCTCTGTTTCCATACTAATATTTATGCCTTTCTATATCATGGTCAAGGATGGTAAATAAGTGTATAGCATAGGAGAATAGCATATGATACACACTTGGCGACCTGCTACTGGCAATGATGTTAACAGCATTGTAAAAATGGCACAAGACCATTTCCAGCAAGAGATTGACCTAATTTTCACACCCGACCCTGTTGCCTACAGCAGAAATATTACTCTGGCAGTAGTCAACCAATTCTATCTTCCCACTACCGAACTTCTTAGTGTTGCTACCACCGATAATGGGGAAATGATAGCATACACTTGGGCTAGAGCAAATGAGCGTGCCGCTTGGAGCGATGATAGAATGGTATCTATCCGCATGGCTCATGTTGCACTAGACCTTAGTGCTCGCACACGCATTGAATTAATTAATGACATGATGACTTTGTGGGAACGATTTGCAATCTTTTCTCAAACACCTATCATTTGCTCAACTACTATGCGTAACGATCAACAAACTTTCTTAAAAATGCACAAACGCAACGGCTATGATGTTCGTGGCAGTTTTGCATATAAACGACTTAACCTAGAGGCACAACAATGAACAAACAAGAAATTCTACGACACATCGCTGGCTTTTGTCCAGATATCACCATAGACGATGAACGCTATGTATACACTGAAGCAAACTTCTTATGTGGATTAGAAGTCATGGACGATGCCATTGTGTTATTCTATCCACATTATAACAAAGAACGCTGTGAAGTATTTTCTGGTATTCGTGGCTATGATGACATTGTTGATATCTGGGGCGAATATCGCTACCGCTTAAAAAGAACCAACGATAAGTTAGTCAAGAGTAGCGTTTAACATCCAAATATGTTTAGCAATAGCCAATATACGGTCCTGACTGTAGTTGGCTATTTCTTTATGTCCATCTAGTTCTGCTTCCTCCATTAAATCTTCATAAAAACCTTTTAGGGTTTCTAAATCATCTCTTACACCTGCCAATAATTCATCAGCCGTGCCTTCAAATATGGCTGTGCTAATTGTGCTTTCATTCAAAACAAACTGAATCTCGCTGGGCATGAATTCGTCTAGCGTGCGTAGCAATTCTGCAATGGTATCAATTTGATCTTGTAAATCTTCGTAGATACCTTGTAACAATGCGTGATCGCTTTTGAAGTTTCTGCCCACGGTGTTAACATGGGCTACATGACTGCGATAGTAGGCAGTAAAGTTGTTATAAAAAACTTGGGTTAATAGTTCTGCTGTGTTCATAATTTTATTTACGCTTCTTTAACTTATCTTCAACCTGCTGTTTGAATGGTTTTGGATCAATTTCTGTCCAATCACTGCCTACTGGCACACGCTCACCTGTATTTGCATCATAAGCAATTTCTTTTACTGGTGAAAATCTATCTTTAAACACATCAGGCACATTTGCTCTTTCTGGATTAGGTATACGCTGAATAATTTTATCACCTAATCTGTAAGCACCAAGTTGTTCTTTACCAGCAAGAACATCCATCATAGTTGCTTTGTTAAATTCTTCCAACGATGGATATACCGTTTCACTAGTCATCATTTGACTTACATCTTTTGGTCCACGATAGTTACCTGCGGCTTTTTGCTTGTCCAACATTGCCTGTAATGCTGGACTTATTGTTGGTGCAGGCTGTGGTTTGCCTGTTGAGCCAATTCGTTTAAGTTGTTCAGGTGTAAGTTCTGTATCTTTGCCAATGCCCAACTCTGCTTCTGCTTGTTTTTGAAGTGTTCGCATCTGTGGACCACGCTTTTCTGGACCACGGGCTTCTTTAATTGCTTGCATAACAAAGTTATTGACTTGTTCACGAGCATCTGCGGCACCTTTTTTCAACTCGCCTAACTTTGACCAGTCTAGTGTAGCACCATGCATCGCAGCCAACTCATCATATGCGGCTTTGTCTAATTGAATAATGTTGTTCTTAGTTGTAATGGCACCTTTACCTGTGTTTTTAACATCAAAACGAATTTCAGGTAATGTTTTCTTAGCCATTTCTGGAACAGCGGCAATAACTTCTGCACTTGGTGTTGGTGCAGTAGTAATTGTTGGTGTTTCTGGTAATGCAGTAGGCTCAACAGGAGTAATTGTAGTTGCAGGAACTTCAGGTTGTGCTTGTTGTGCTCGTTTTGCATTAATCATGTCCAAAACTTTTTGCTTACTTGCTTGTTTGGCTGCTTCTTGTGCGGCAACATCTACCGCAGGTGCAACTACAGTTTCTGGTGCTACTGCGGCAACAGGTTGTGGAGCATATCGTTGTGCAAGATCAGCAGTAACTACTTCTTGTGGTGTTTTACCAACAATACCAGTTTCGCTACCATACATTACGGATGGAGTTGGACTGTAACCTAATCTTGGAACAGGTTGTGGCACTACAGGTTGTGTAGTAACTGTTGGTGCGGTTGCAGTAGGTTGTGCAGTTGGTGCAATTGGACCCAATGCACTTGGATGTGGTTGTCCACTTTCCAATGCCGCTAATTCTGCTGGATATAATCTAGTAAATCCTGCACCTTCAAGAGTTTTTGCGGCTGTAGCACCTTGAGCACCTTTAATGCCTTTATAACCCATACGAGCCATAGTAGGCAAACCACCACTAGTCAGCACATCTAAGCCAACATCAGTTAATAAGTTTAATGGATTACGATAAGTTTCACCTAGTTGTTCACCAAATGCTCTAAAACCCTGACCAGTATAAGGAACATTACCTTCTGTTTTTTGTAATGCAGCCAAGGCTTGTGGTCCTAGGTTTTCAATAGGTTGTGGTGTTAATTGTTCTGTGGGTAATTCACCAGCACGCCAAGCAGTAATTTGTTCTGGTGTATAATATGTTTTGCTAACAGGCTGACGAACACTAGGTTGTTGCCATGGTTCTGGAACAGCACCAGGAGCCGCAGTCTTACCAGTAAATGATCCATAAGCACCACCTGCAACATCACGGACTGCACCTGGGACTTGTGCAACAACTCCAGGAACTTTAGCCGCTGTTCTTGCAACAGGTGCGGCAACCTTACCAGCAACAGGTGCAACACCCATTGCTAAACTGTTAAGCATGTTTGCAACATCTGCTTCAGGAATACCAGTAGCACTGGCAACAGGCTGAATGACATTTTCGCCTAATTGTTCGCCAATGAATCTACCTGCACTACGCAACGGTGCATTTTCATAACCTGCGGTGCCTGTAACGCCAAATGCTCTACCAACAACATCTTTTGGACTTGTTGTTTCAGCAGTTGCTTGTTCAGGAGTTCTACCAGCGGCACGAGCCAGTGCATAAGCACCATAATCTAATGTGCCTGTGATTGCATTTAATGCAGTATCTGCCAAACTTGCGGCACTACGCCCGAAAGTCTGTGCGGCAGTTTCGGGTGCAGTTTTAGCAAGGAAAGCGTCAGGATCAAAACCTGTGTTTCGTTCTTTACGCTTATCCTGTTTAGCAAGGAATGCATCTGGATCAAACTCAGCCATGGATTATAGTCCTAATCGTTTTTTAATTTCTGCGGCTCTTGGATCATTAGGATTTTTCCTGACCCATTCAACTGCTTGTTGTTCTTCTCTACTTAACTTCTTTGTAGGAGTTTCTTCTTTAGGTTGTGGAGTTTCAGGAACAAACTTACCACCAGTTTCCATTTGCTTGCGGGCAAAGTCTAGTGTTCTGCGTGTGCCTTCTGCACTACGGCGTAACCATTCTGCAACTGCTTCTTGACTCCATGTTTCATCTGGTTTGGTAGATGTAACGAATTGCAAGTCACGATCAGTTGGGTTTGTTCCCAACATCTTAGCATTGGTTGCGGCAACTTTGTTAACAACATCAAGAATGTTTTGCGTGTTGATATGATCTTGTGTTTTAAAGAACTTACCAACAGTTTGCTCTCCAGGTATCATACCATGGATTAATGTGCCAAAGTTATTAGGCTTAGTCAATGCATCTTGAGCAGCCTGCTCTGTTTTCATAATTTCAGTAACTAGTTTATCACTGCTTGCAACAATGTCGCCTGCCTTCTTAACTACTTCTTTTCTGGCTGCTTCACCAACTTCAACATTTTGTTTTTGTTGGGATAATGGGACTGTAACATTGCTTGGTGCAGCCTGTGCAGGTGCTTGACCTGGAACAGCAGGTGCGCTAACTGGTGCGCCTTGAACAGCACCTTGAGGCTGTGGAACAGCAGGAGCATTAACAGCACCACCTTGAACAGCACCACTTGGTTGTGCTAGATCAAAACCATATGCTTGACGGAACTGAGCACGATCTTCTGGTGTCTTAAATGGACCATTGATACTGACATAATCTTTTTCAGCATCCAATACATTACCACCATGTTTCTTCTTAAGATCAGTGATAAGACCATAATCAGCCTTGGCTTGACTTGTAGCAATACTGCGTGGCTTCCAACTTGTATCATACGGGAACATTTTGCCACCACTTTCAACCATGGTGCGTGTTTGACCGTTAGGCAAGTGTTGTGTAACGACTCTACCTGCTTGTCCATTGCGTTCTACATCTTGTGTGCTGACATCAGCCTTAACACCTGCTTTACCGCCAACAGCATATGCAGCCAAATCATTAGTGGCAATAGCATTACCATCTGGAGTAAATCCTTGTAATGGCTTACCAAAAGCATTGACCTGCATTAATGCTGGTTTGCCTTCGTCATTATAACCTTGGACCCATTTATTACCATAGCCTAGTTTAACGGCTTCTTCACCAGCCATTTGGGGACTGATAAAACTCAACAAGATCATTTTAACCCATGATCCTTCTTGTTTTTGTAATTCTTTAGCCAAAGCGTTGCTGGCTTGTCTGTCACCTTGACCTGCGGCAGTGACTAATGCCTTAGCCTGTTGTTTAGCCTGTGCTTCTTCGTAGTTTCTACGCATACGATCATATAAGCGATTACCTGCCCATGCTCGTTCAAATTCTGTGGCATTGTCATTATTTCTTACTGCAAGCAAACCAATATCATCATCTTGTAAATCTACAAAACGATTCATCATGGATTGCTGTTGTGCTTGTTGTTGTGTTTGTCCAGTGACGATAGCCATTTGTCGTTGTGCGGCTGTGTCAGTTGTGCCTTGAACACCTTTGCCTGTAGCAACTGCAACACCATCTTCAGGAAATGCTTGTGGAACTGTTCGTTGTGCTGGTAATGTGCCTGCTTGGGCACTGGGAATCATACCACCAAATACTTTACCAAGATAGCCCATGGTTTCTTTTGGTATAAAGTTTTCCCAACTTTGACCAGTTTGTTGTGCTTGTGCCTGAGCCTGATTAACTCTACCATAGCCTGCATTATATGCGGCTGCGGCTTTGCGTTCATCACCACCAAATTGTTTTAGTAATGCTTGATATAAATCTGCACCAACTCTGTTATATTCTTCAGGAGTCTGTGCTTGTGCTGGACGAACACCAAAACCTGGTTGTGCAGCCGTTGCGGGCATTACTTGATTGGCAAACATAGCACCTGCTGGGCTGGTCAAAGGGCGACCTTGTGCATCAAAGTTTCTGCCTCCGCTTTCTGCCTGAATCATTCGTTGAAATGTATCTGGACTAACAGGTTGTGCAACAGGTTGTGCAACAGGCATTTGTTGAACAGGCTTAACTGCAACTGGTCTAATTGCAGGAGACATTTCTTCAGTCGTAGTTCGTTCTACGGTTCCATCACCGTATGTTTTAATTTCTTGAGTATGGACTGTGCGATTGCGTTCTTCTTCTTCACGCTTTAATCGTTCTTCTTCCGTTTCCCAGTCACCTAGGTAATTACCTAATGCATCGTATTGTGCTGCCATCGTTAACCCCCTATTCTTCCAAAACCAGGAATATCAACGCCCGCTTTTAAACTGTATCCAGTTTCGGATTTTGTGCTACCTTGTGTTCCACGGAAGTCAGGGTTATAACTTGCGGCAGGTGTTCCAAATATAACGCTTGCATATTGGTTATATAATTGTTGTGGAATCATACTTGCACTAACAGCATTGCCTGCGGCACCAAGTGCTTGACCCAAATTGCCTGAGCCAAGTTGTGCTAGAGTAGAACCAACACCCATACGCTGTGCGGCAATATCACGCTGAACTTGTGCGGCAGTTTGCATCTGTGCAGCCTGAGTTGCACCAGCAAGTTGACGATCTGCCAGTGCTTGTCTTGCACTACCTAATTGTCCTGCACCACCAAACATTGCTGCCTGATTTGCGGCATTCTGCATGTATTGTGCTTGAGCAGGTGCTAGAGCAGCCTGAATTTGATTGGCTTCATAGTTAGGATCAAATAAACTTTCTAATCCTGCAATACCTGTTCGTAAAGCACTTTCACCAGTGCTACCTACTGCTTCTTGAACTTGACGAGCAACACCAGCCTGATTCTGTGCGGCATTTAAAACACCAGGACTAGCCCAGTTGTAAATGTCTGTAGCACCTTTAACTGCTGACTCATAAGTTGGTTTAATCGTTCCAGTAAAAAAGTCAGTTTGTGCTTTAATCTGGTCTTTTTGTTCTTGAGTCAGTTGTGGTGTTGTGTATGAAGTTTGTGAACTCTTACCCATATGTGTTTTTCCTTAACTTTAATATTTAGCCTAGCAAATTAGGCTGGCACCACTGGACCTGCTACTGTTTGTGCTAACGGTGCTTCATAGCGTGTTGCAACTGGTAACGGTGGTCTAACAATAGGTTGACCTTGGTATGCTCTTTGGACTTCTTGCGGAGTTAGTGGTTGAGCAATGTTTTGTATACCCCATGGTGTCGCAGGGGCTGCACTACTTTGGTTATATAGTTTTGCATTAAACTGTGGTCCTGCTTGGAACGGATGAGCACCCCAATAATATTGTGATTGTGCAGGACTTGTTGTATTGTAAAATGGTGTAGGCTCAATCCAGCCTGGATTTAATCCTGACATTGGATTGACTTTAGCGATGGTTGCAGGATTTACTGTTGTTGGTGTTCCACCACCATCTGTAGGTGTTGTAGGATTATTAGGATCAACAATCACTGGGAATACTGGAGTAACTGGTGTTGGAGTAACAACAGGATTGTAAGGGATTGTTCCGTCAGTAGGTGTGGTAGTATCAACAGGTGTAGTATCTATAGGAGTTACAGTAACATCAGTTAGGTTTGGTGTGCCTGTAGTTGGTCTATCAGCAACAATATCAAGATTACCTAAATCTGTAGTGCCACCATTATTTCCTGCACCAGTATAAGTTCCGCTACCATGTGTTGTTACATTACCGCTACTGTCAGCAACAATGCTTGAACCATCAGGATTAATTGTCATCCAACTTCCATCATCAAATCTGTAGGTTGTTGCACCACCTTCGCTGGCATAGGCTGTTCCACCACCAAAGTCACGAATATTACCCATAGCATCTGTGCTTGTGGCATGACCATCTCTGCCAATACTAATTGTGCTACCATCATCAAATGTGTAAGTGTCACTGCCGTTATATGGTTGTGTGACAATTTCTCCTGGCAATACTGGACCAGTGCCACCAGTAGGTTGTTCACCAAATGCACCAAAGTTATTTTCCGTAGGATTGAATGTAGAGAAATCACCAACTTCCCAAGCGTTAGCCGCAGGATTCCATTGTGCTAGACCAGCATCAATCTGGTCAAATGTTGCTAGGTTTGTTCCTGGTGTTCTGGCTTCAATGTTTGCATAACCTGGATTCTCTGCTGTTCCTGGTAATCCACCAACTTCAACACGGAATGGTTGTTCACCTGCACCTGTATCAGCAAGACTGTTAATCATGCGTGGATCAATGTTTTTCATTAAATCAGCAGTTTGTTGTTGATCTAAAATGTTTAAGGCTTGTGTGCCATTACCGCTGACTAATTCTAATTGTTGTGTTGCAGGATTGTAATCGTAAACTGGAGCCAGTGTTCCATCTGTAGCAGGGCTAACTTGTAGGATATCACCGTTTCCAGTAAATCTTACCACGCTGCCATCATCATTGGTTCTAGTATAAGTTCCATCTTGGTTCATAACTTGACCAGCGACAAAACCAGTTGCTCCACCAGCAAAACCACCTGTTAATGCACCCTGAATAATGTCACCACCAGTTGCGGCTGCTCCTAATGCGCCTGCGGCTGCACCACCTGCGGCTCCTGATAATACTGATCCTGCTCCTGCTTCGGCTGCGGCTGATCCTGCGGCACCACCTGCATAACCCATAGCACCACCCAAAAGTGCTCCTTCTAGTATGTTACCATCGTGGGCTGCGGCATTTGCGGCACCACCTAGGGCACCTGCATAAACTGGAGGAATACCCAGTGCCATACCGCCTACGCTGACCAGTGCTCCGATAGGATTGTCAACGATTGCTTCTACGGTATCACCGATAAAATCTCCAATATCTTCAATGGCGTCTGCGATAAAACCCATGTTCTTGTTCCTTAATAATATCTATATTTATAGTTTATTGCTTGACAACCTGAGCACTAATGCTTCGCACATTCATGTTGGTTGAGCCTATGGTAAACATACCTGTTAGGGCATACCATTGTAATTCAATCACATACAGATAATAGCCTAACGGTGGCGTATCAATAATGTTTGTGAATATCGTTTCTTGTGTAATCGTAGGTGTAGCACCTGTTAATCCTGTAACTGTCAAGATTAAATCATTGACACCAGTAATGCCACCTAGGTCTGCTCCAGGTATCTTAATGGTATCTCCAATGCTCCAATCACTGCCTGCGGAAATTACTGTGATCTTGGTGTTGAGATTATTGTAAGTGCCTGCTACGCCATATGCTATCTGAATTTGGATTACTGCGTCACTGCCACTACCAGTAAATGCATTAACTCCTGGTTGGATATAATCCACAGGATATACTAAACTGCCTGTAGATGGTTGTGTGTAACCTATTTTAGTTCCACTTGCTGTCACCGTCATCAAGCCTTGCGTTGTAGTTGGCAAATCAAAACTATAGGTATGGCTGGCTACGGTAGTTTGTTCAAACCACAAATAGTCATAATAGTTTGTAGATGTGTTAGGGTATGCACGATAACGATTAATTGCCACGGTGTATTGGCAACCACTATCCGCTAAACTTTCATAATCAAAGTCTATGTTGACTTGACCGCTGACCACAACTTTATCAGTGCCTCCACTGACGCTGTTTCTTACCTGACAGTCTGTTAGATAATATTGAAGATAACCTGTTGTAATAGGTAATCCGCTGGCAACCTGTCCAGTGTTAGGATCAAAGATATCACCAGTTAGGGCACTGGTATTATTACTGCTGTAACCTTGAAAACTTTGTCCTAGACTGCCTGGTCCAGATAAAACATAATTAAGACCATCAATTAAACCTTGTTGGTCACTGACTGGATACTGTGCCATTATTGTTTATCCTTTTGTGATTCACGCAAAAATCGCATTAATCTAATCTGTCCCATCTTTTCTAAAATGTCCACATCTTTACTATTGTCAAATTCAGGATGATCGTGAATATGTTTAATTTCTTCATTACCATCATCATCTTCTTTAATATATATTGTAGTTTGCATCTTATCTGTCGTCCTCGGTTTCTGTAAACTGCCAGGTCACACTATTAACCATCCAGATTGTGCCTGGAGTTTCAAATGCAGGATCAATAGGATTCTTGATCTCAATGCTGTTAACACGATGAGCATTCTGGTCAATCTGCACCCATGGATAATCTGTATCAGTTGATATAACTTTACCAGTTACCTGTTGTGGTTGTTGACCCACTGAGTTTGCACCTTCTACAGTGACTTCAATGTTGCCAATAAGTTCTGGGTTTAGTGTAGGATCAATCTCCACATTATTGTTGTTCAAGTTTACCACTTCAGGTAAAATACGATGAACCATGGTTTTACTGCTGTAATCTTTTAACAGTTTGATATTGTCTCTGCGGAATGTGCTGTTGATTGCTTGACCGTCAACGAACAAGTATCCATAATCTTTCTGGATCAGTTTGAAACCTTCTGCACCTTTACAGTAAACCACTGTTCGTGATGCTCGGTTGTAAGTGTTATCATCAGGATTCCACACAGGGCTTTCGCAGGCAAAACTAGCCTTGCTAACATCTCTGGGAGCATTCCAACAGTCTAGGTCATAACGATAACTCAACATCTTGTTTGGGTGTCCGCCCTGCAAGTATGCTGTCTTATCTGGATAATATATTTCTACCTGATTCTTTTCTGTGTTGCAGTCTACATAAACACGGTCTACATATTGTGGATCAAGTTGGTCAAAGAAGTAGTGCTTGACACGCTGGTTACCAATACCCTGAAATGTCTGTCCGTTGAATACCCAAATGTCACGGGCATCAATACCATACACCATGTCATCAGTATTTGCCCAGCAGTTTGCGTTTAACAATCCTCTGCCCTGGTTAAACAGTCTAATACCCAGGATAGGTGCTGATGTTGTTGCATAGTTCATAGGTGTAAGAACTGCGGTGTCCCAGTAACTTGAAATGTATAACTGACCATTGCTAGGGAAAGCGTCCAGTGCTTTGCCTCGTAGCGGAACTTCAACTTGGTTAGCCACATTCAGTAATGTTGGTTCCCATGTTCTTGGTGCGGCGTTAAGTCCAAACGCTTGTGACCATTGCACAGTGATTGGATAATTACTCACTACATTATTTTGATCTGTTACAGTAAGATTACCTGCTACCAAGATGTTACCCACATTAGGTGTAGAATAAATCCTGACAAATCCTGCTGTCAATGATTTCCAGTCTGGATTATAATTCCATATGTAGGCTGCGGTTACCGTGCCTGCTTCAGTTACACCCCATGCTGTAGCGTTGGTTGTTTCGTAGGTAATGGTTGTGGTTGTTGAACTGACCACACGGTAAATTCCAGTGAATGTCGTTGAACCAGCAGTCATGGTAATTGAGATTCTATCACCAGCAACAAATGGTGCAGTAGCATAGGCTGTGGCTACCGTGATGGTTCTTTGTCCACCAGCCAGTGCTCCGATAGTGGTAATCTGGTTAGCAGTGATATTGTTTTTATAGTTGACCAGTTTTGTGTTTGCTTCATCAGGTAAGAAGAACGGTGGATTGATACCATCATTAAAGATCACCACGGTTCCGTTCCATGATTCAGTAATGTCTAGGTCTTGAGTGTAACCTGTGTTGATATAAGGACTTGGTGGAGTGATTAGGGTCCAACCATCTCCCTTGTTCATATACCATGCACCCAAGGTGTTAGCCACAATAAAGTAAAAGTCTCCACCCTGTCTAAAACCACCAGTGACAAACACAGGTTCTCCAGGAACAGTTTGCAGAATTTCGGTTTCTCCAAGAACACTACGAATACCTCTGACATCGGTTTCTACATTCTCACCTGCATTGTATTCGTTGGCTCCCAGTGCTGAACTGGGAACATCTGGAGTGAAAGTCATCTTGGTAAATGGCACAGCGACTTCATCATAACTTTTCTTAATTTGTGGCATATTGGGTTTCCATTATAATCTAATATTTATGGTTTTTTTATGCTAACAGCCTGTTGAAATCTCTCAAGTTCTTCCATGGTCAGGAACAATTCTCGTCTGGTCCAACCATGCTCAGGTATCCATGTTTCAAACTCTAGTTGCCAGTTCTCATTCCTGAGTTCAGTTAACTTAACATTGACCTTGTAGTTTAGTGTGTCAATAACATTTGCACCTGGTGTTCTGCCTGGATGTGGTGTAACATATTTCTGCATTATCTTTTCTCCTGAAGGTCTAATTCTTCTAACCAATCTGTATACTGTTTGTCCCAGATTTCAATGTAGGCTAATGCTCTACTTGGTTCTTCTGCTTCTAGGTGTTCCTTGATTGAAGCCAAAATACCCAATGCTGTCATGTATTCTTGTCTGCGAGCCTTGATCTCAAACTTACCCATAGTCTTTTTCATATTATTCCTCATCTTCCATTGTCATCATTCTAAATTCATCGTAGGCACGCTCAATGTCACTACGCTTCTTTATGGTAATAGTGTGCGTCATGCCACTACTGTTAACATTATCACGATCACAGCGAACTATGATCTTGTCATCAAACACAAACAAGTAGCATTCGTTATCGTAGATGAACCAATACTTCTCATCGTGATCTCGTTGGAAGTAATGATTAGTCCAACGGTAGTTTTTATTTTCAAGCAGAGTATTGATTTCATTGTAGATATCATCTACACTCCATGGTGTGCTGCCAGTCTTAAGAGTTTTGTAAAATATATCTTGGGTGATCTTCATGTTGTTAATGTCCTAAATTGATTGTTTATGTGTGTATTATATATACGCTTTATTCACTTGTCAAGCGTCTAATTAGGGTCTTTTCACCCGTGTATCTTACCACTTCCATGCAGGTAAACTTGTTGGTATTGAATTGCTTGTTTAACTTTTCAGCCAATCTAACGCAATGTGCTTCGTTATTGTAGCCTGTTCTGGGATATTTGATGTGCTCACCATCTGCCGCATAGTAGCGTTCTTTTAGGGCACAGGGTATGCCTTTGTAAGCCAATACCCAAACTCCTTGACTGTGTAGCACTTCTAGGCTACCACCATCTTCTGTATCTTTGGTTAGTATTATTTCTGGTCCTGGTCTTGCCATTATGTTATTTGCCTTTCTATTTTAGTATCTGCTAGGTTTGCTAGTAACCAGTTTTCTGGTGTAAATCGCATCCAGTAATATTGAAACTCAAAATCAAAACCAAAATCGCTGGCGTATCGTCTAACTATTCGTTTGATCTGGTGCTGTTCATCTTCGTCTAAGTCATTCCAGCGATGTTCACTGATTCTGCGTTCTATCATTCTTCAATGTCCTCGTCTTGTATCAACACAGGGATAAACTCTGGATTACTCTTAAACCAGTGGATCATACTGGTTGCTAGGTTGTCTACCTGATCTTCGGTTAGGTGCATGTTCAGGGTAATTTCCCAACTATGCACAATCTCGTGAAACAGGGTTTGAACGATAGTTTGTGTAGGATATGCTGGGTTGATGTAAATGGTCATTTCATCACGGTTGCATATGCCCAGGTCTTGTCCCAAGTCTCTGGTTGTGCCTGGTTTGATCTGCCAGGTCTGTCCCATGAATTGAAATGTGTTGGGTATGTCTATGCCTAAATCTTCTGTCATCTTGCTTCTCCTTCTGTTAGCCATTCATAAACTTGTTCGTAGTCTCTGTAATTGTTTTCTCTTAAATCTACCATGCTATGCTCCTTTTTGTTCTTGCTGAGTATTTAGTCCTAGATTCGGTTATATGCACGCTTTATAGGTAAATCACAGCATCAAGATAGCCGTTTTGTGATATACTCAAAACTGGCTTGTTTTGCTTGGTCCATAGTTTTAAAATGCCAGGGGCGAAGATTACTAAAAATACTATAACGATAAAAGCCATTTACATATATGATGGATACCGTGTAACCGTGGTAATCTCTCCTCCATAAATCGTTGGCTATTTTTTTCCAACCTTTATCACTAAAGTGTTTGAGTTTATTTTTTGTTTTTTCTAAGTTTTGGCGTTCATATTTTGCTCTAGCGTCAGCAGTCATTTTTTCAGCACATTCACTGCCTACAGTTAAATCTCCGTAGTCTGGATGTGTAACTGGATGCAAATATCTAATGTCTGGTTTATTACACATTTCACATCGGTGTATCGGACTACCGCCATCAACTGCGTTACCTGCTATCAGCCAACCAGTATGTGGGACACCTGGATTATTCCATAAGTTTGCCATTTTGTTTCCTTTGCTTTATTATATGTTCTGTTTTAATTATCTGCAACTGACAAGATTACCAAAAAGTTGTGTGTGTTTCTTGTGTTTCTTTTTAACTCCAAGACTTTTTTATAAAAACACCACATATACATTTTTTTTAGAGTATATGATATATGTATATAAAACTTTTATAAAAAAAAGACACAAAAGAAACACAAAGTATATAAAACCTGCATCCTAGGTATCTAGGATGGCGATTTTGCTGTGTGTCTTTTTAAAAAAAAGAAACACAAAACCAAAAAAAAGACACACAAATGTGTGTCTTTTGTGTGTGTTTTTTGGCTTTAACGCCCTTTGAGCGTGAAAATCTTGTTAGACACCGTTTGGTTGGGTCCAGGTCCACCTGCCTGATCTTGGTTCCATTCACGAAAAGACACACAACGCCCATTATCCATTTCCATGTATAATTCTGGATCGTAGTTTCGTTCTATGCTACCTTGAGTTCCAACAGGCACTAACATAGGCATATCGCCCCGACTGCCTGCCTTGGTCCAACGCTGGCGATCACGAAATTCCCAGCCAGGAACCTTACCACTGTCTGTTAAACCACTGACTGCGGCATTAAACTTGTTTCTACCCAAGATCGTTCTACCAGGGAAGTAAATCCTGGCATACTCTTTGTAGAGAATGAACAGTTCATCCATGGCAAACGCACGGGGTTTTTGCGCATAATCTGCTACAACAACTCGGTTCAATATGGTTTCATGCGGACTCTTATGAGCTTCAACCATGCGCTGATAAGCACTACCATGGTAGGCTTGAACAGGCTTATCTTCTGGAAACTTTGCCGCAACCCAGCCTAACCAGCCAGCAATTTTTTCTGGGGTAAAATCTTCCTGCTTAATTTTTTCCCAACTTTCTTTGAATGCAGCCTCATCTTTAGCCTTGTCAAAATCACCCCAGTTTAAGTAATCTGCAAACCAGTTAAAAATGTGACGAGTATAGTAAACAGCACTGAATCTGCGGGTAGTAGCGTCATCGCTGATGCTTAACGGTCCATCATGTCCCTGTCCGCTGACCACCAGATGCATGATGTTAGGGATACTGACTACATCGCTGTATAGTTTCTTGACCAAGAACTCACGGTTACCAGCAATGCTTTTGAACTTGTCATAGTCTGTTTTACTACTGATAGTTTCGTCAACTAATACGCAACACTTGCCTACTAGACTCCAAGCATTTTCTGTAAGAGTTTTAAAGTTAGTAACTGTGCAACTGTCTACAAATATTTTGCCTAAAAATTCCGTAACAAATTCGTTTTTACCCACAGCCCCTTCACCAAACAGGAACAAATTAGGGATTTTGTAATCGCCAGGATTGCGATACTTCCTGATAACCACTTCTTCTAGGTGATTACGAATTTCAGGATCACCAGCACTTAAACTGGTAAACAAGATATCAATGCCCGTGGGACACTGATAGTCTGCGACTTCACCAGTATAAGGTATTGGTGTTAACCAACGCTCTCTAACACCCTCAGCTAAGTTAAAAATCTTAGGATTATCATTGGTAAAACTGTAGGTGTAACTTAGGTAGTTTCTGCCCATTTGTTCTAACAAGGCGTGAAAATCGTTCTGATGTGCTTTGTTAACAAATCTAAAAATCTCACGGTCAATTTGTGTTAAATCACGGTCGTAATATTTGCCATCAATTTTAACAAAGTAATTTTTTGTAGCCACACACTGAACAACATCATATTCTTCTATCTTTGCCTGTGTAGTAGCAGCCAATTGTCTGCGATACTCTGCATCGGCTTCAGCCTCGGCTTCTGCCTTGCGTTGTTTGATGGTTAATTTATTTGTGTCATACTCTTGTTTTAAGGCAGCCAATCGCTGTTCTAATTCTGCAACTGCCTGTTGTCTTTTTTCACTTTCAGGATCATCCTGTAATTCAACTTGCGCTTTAGCAAGTTGTTTACTGACTGCTGTTTTTTCAGCAGTTATTGCTGTTAATTCTCTCATGCTTTCATCCTTTCCAATAATATTTGTTTCTTTGTTTTTGGTCTTATTTTTTCTAACGGGTCTACCAATAAATCCTGGACCAAACTTCTTAATTTACCGATGCCAGGCCTCTTGCCTGGTTTGTGTTGTCTTGCCAGATGGTAATACTCA